CGGGGCAAGACGTTGGAGCGGTATCAGGCTTACGCCATCGCCATCCAGAACAAGGCGATGGTGCCCAACGAGTGGCGCGCCTTCGAGAACTGGAATCCCGTCGAGTGGGGCGATGACCCCGTGATGACCCCGAACAACTCTGCCGAACCACCCGCAGCAGGAGTCCCGACATGACAGCCCAGAAGGCCATGATGGCCATGCCGACAAGCGCTCCCGCCATGCGTCGGCACCTCGTTGGTGAGCACGAGATGTCCGAGGAAGCTGCCGCAGACATGGAGATGCCTGACATGCGCGACCGCCATGACACGATGCACGAGAGCGACGTCGGCCACACGCACTCCGGCATGGCTGCCTTGCAGGTTGCCGTGGCGCGCAAGTCATTCGCGCCTATCGACTTCAAGCTCTCCGAGGCCGGTGACGTGACCGTCGCCTTCAGTCGCCTTGACGTGGTGGACGCCGACAACGATGTGACCCGCCCCGGTGCCATCCCTGCCGGCAAGGCCGTGCCGATGAGCGCTTACGGGCATACCAGCTGGGACGGTGCGCTACCGACCGGCCGCGGCAAACTCCGCGAGGCCGATGGCCTGGGCATCTTTGACGGCAAGTTCTTCATGGACACCGACCAGGGTCGCAATGCGCACGCAACGGTCAAGGCGATGGCCGAGCTCCAGCAGTGGAGCTACGGGTACAAAGTGCTTGACGGCGGGCCCGTCGTCCTTGACAACATGTCAGTCCGTGAACTGCGGCGACTCGACGTATACGAGATCTCTCCTGTCCTGATCGGTGCCGGGGTCGGCACCTCCACCCTCGCCATCAAGAGCGGCGCTCCGGGACCGGAGACGCCGTGGGCCGAACGCCTGTCCTGGTACGTGGACAGCCTGTCGGCGCTTCTTGACCACGGGAAGGCGCGCCAGGAGCTCCGAGCCTCCGAGGGCCGCAAGCTCTCGCGCACGGACCGGGCACGCCTGGAAGACCTGGAGGTAGCCCTTAACGGCCACCTTGCGGTCATCCACGAACTGCTCCTCGTGCCAGAGGACCCGAAGGCAGCGCAGCGTCGCCTGACGACGATCATGGTCGAGGTCGAACTGGCGCGGATGCTGGGCGTCCCCGTCTAGACCACTCCCCCAACGGCAACCCCGAACCCCGGAACACCACCGGGGTTCTTTCATGTGGAGAAACAAGCATGGCTACCGCAGCCGAACTCGGCGCCATCCTGACCACGAAGCGTCAGGAGCACGGTGCCTTCCTCGCCCAGTACGCCAAGGACGTGGGCGACGGCAAGAAGGAATACGACATGCCGACCGATAAGGTCGGCGAGTTCCAGACACGCACCGCCGAGCTGGTCAAGCTCCAGGGCGAATGGGAGGTCGCGGACGCGGTCGAGAAGTCGGCCGCTGACAACGCCTCCAAGCTGGCGCCACAGGGGCGTGTCATCAAGGGTGAGGGCGCGCCTCCGTCCAAGGACTCCCGTATCCAGACGCAGGATGACCTCGACATCGCCTTCAAGTCTGCCTTCACCACTCACGCGCCAGCCCTCAAGGCATTGGCTGATGGTGGCCGCGGCACGGTCCGCTTCGAGCTGCCCATCGAAGCCAAGACGCTGGTCACCCTGACGGATCACTACCCGCAGGCCACCCGGGCGCAGACGACCCCCTCAGCGCTGTACTACAACAGCGTCGAGGATCTGTTCCAGCCGGGCACGACCAACTCGAACAACATCGAGTATTTCATCCAGACCACGGACACCGACAACACCGCGGCCAAGGCCGAGGGTGCGGCTGCCACCGACTCCGCGTTCGTGTGGACGAAGACGACCGACGAGGTCGAGATCATGCAGGCGTGGATCCCGGTGACGCGCGAGTTCCTGAACGACAACGCGGGCATGCAGTCGATCATCCAAGGGATGCTTGCCGATCGGCTGGAAAAGTACGTGAGCAAGGAGCTCATGTACGGCACGGGCACCACACCGCAGCTCTGGGGCGTGACCGTGCGCACGAACTTCGCCAGCCAGGCCAAGGGCACCGACCCCGTGTTCGACTGCATCCTCAAGGGCATCGACGACGTGTCGGTGGCCGGCGATGCGACGCCGGATGCCGTGGTCCTGCACCCGACCGACTGGATGAACATCCTGCTCACCCGGACCACGGACGGCCTCTACCTCATGGGCAACCCGGGCTCCATGCCTTCACCCCCGACCATCTGGGGCCTGCCGGTGCGTGTCACCAGCACGGTCGCCGCTGCCGCGGGGACGGGCTGCGTGGGCGCCTTCCGGTCCATGGCTCAGATCTTCAACAACGGCGGCATCATCGTCGAGGCATCGAGCGAGCACTCGACCTACTTCACCGAGCGCAAGGTAGCCCTGGCGATCTCCCGGCGACTGGCCGCGGTCAACTACCGGCCCACCGCGTTCTCGAAGCTCACGGGGCTATAAGCCATGCCAGTGCTTTCTGGCGGGCTCATCACCCAGCCTGGTCGCATCCTCTTCGAGGAAGTCACGTTCACTGAGGCGGGCGCAGCCGGTACATACACCGGCACTGTCACCGTCCCCGGTAACTCTTGGCTCCTCGACATCAAAGTTTGGAACGACGTCTACTGGGCCGCTGGCACCAGTGCCCTTATGGACATTGGTGATGCCGCCACCGCGGACGGCTGGTTCACCCAGATCAATCTCAAGGCCACGGACATCGTGGCCGGCGCTGAGGCCGAGGTCATCGACTTCAACAACCCAGGCGGGCAGGAAGGTGCATACCTCGTGACCGCCACCGGTGAGCGCGCCGAGATGTATGCCGCAACCGCGCGGGTCATCACGGGGCTGGTCACCACGGTCGGGACCACGTCCACCGCTGGACGTACCCGGATGCTGGTGATCTACACCGATCCCACTGTGCCCACTGTGGCGACCTACGTCGCGACCTGATGAACCTCTACGTGACCGCTGACCGACAGCGGTTCGTTCCCGAAGGCCACCCCGACGCTGTGTTCGGGGTGGCTCCGGGGGACATCGACCGGCTGGGGCTCCGCGAAGCCTATGAGGCATTCGTGGGCCAGAAGGTCAAGGCCATGAGACACCCGGCCGACAAGGCCATGAGACATCCAGCCGACAAGTAGACGGCGGAAAGGACTTCCCCATGCCCGAGGAATCTCGGCTCTATGCCTCTGTCAGAGGAGGCGCCAACGACGGCGAGCAGCGTTTCATCGAGGCCAATCAGTCCCGTGAACTGCTGATCGCCCAAGGCTTCCCGCGATATACCGAGCTGTCACGGCGCGGCTATGGCTGGCAAGTGATGGACACGACAGCCACCGCGGCCGTCGTGGTCAGGCCGTCCACCGTGGCCGGCCTGACGCTCTGGAACGGCGAGGCCGCATCGACCGGCAAGGTCTATGTGATCGACCGGGTCGGGGCCTTCAACCTCGTTACGACCGATGCTGTCCATGCCTGGTCGCTCTGGGGCTGTCTGCATCCTTCCATGGTCGCCCCGACGGCAGACATCACTGCCATCAAGGGCTATGCCGGCGGGACCTACAGCGGCCTAGCCTCCGTGGACACCGGCGCCACCGTTCTTGATAGCGGCTGGTTCATCCTCTCGACCTTCGGTGTCGTGGGCAACCCCGGCACCACGACTCCCGGCAATGCCCTCGTCTTCGATACCGACGGACGTTTCATCGTCAAGCCCGGTGCGGGCTTCTCGATCAACGTGGTCGCCTCGCTGACGGGTGACACCTTCACCCACATGATCTCGTGGTTCGAGGTCCCGCCCGGCTTCCTGACGGTCGATTAGTCCGATGGCCGTGCCTCTCTTGGCCCCAGTCAGTGATTGGATCTGTCCTGCCTGTGGCAAGACAGACCAGACAAGAGAGGCACGGCCACACTCCCGCCTTCACATCTGCCCGAAGATGCGCGGGCTCACCACGCCGATGGTGCGGGTCGGGACCGCCGCCAAGCTCGTGCTCAACGAGCGCGAGGATTACGTTAACGGCGAGCACGTCCGGCTTGACCCCGAGCGACGGCGCCCGGTCATGTCCATCTCCACCGTCCGCGACAACGGCCAGGACGCCGTCGTGTTCGCGCCCACCGCTACAGCTTCAGGGAGATAGCCGATGCTACCCGTGACAGCCAACGCTGTCGCGTCTGCCCATGACGCGACTGTCGTCATCGAGAACAACGTGGGCGCGCTATCCGCTGCCCTCGAAGCCGCCATGCGACGCGAGAAGGCCGACCGCGCCGTGCACCTGGTGGAGCGATTGCGATACAAGGTCGAGAAGCAGAGGGCACAGCTTGCCGCGACCGAGCAGGCTCTCGCCGACGCGGAAGGGACCATCTGATGGCATGGTCAGCTTCCAAGATCATGATGAGCTTCCTCGAGGATGTGTTTGAGAACACGTCCGCCATCGATCTCAACAGCGACTCGTTCAAGATCACGCTTTGGGACAACGACATCACGCCGGACCAGACAGCCGCGAGCGCGTCCGCCGCCTATGCCACGGGTCAGTGGGTCACGACCGGCAACGAGGTCAGCGACACGACGGAGTGGCCTGTCGCCGGGCAGGCGCTCGGCAGCGTCACGTCCGCCTTTAGCTCCAACGTCTACACGTTCGATGCAGCCGATGAGGTGAGCGACGGGACAAGCGCGACGCTGGTCGGCTTCTTTGGCAGCTTCATCTACGACGACACCATCGCGACCCCGGTCGTCGACCCTGGCATCTGCTACCTCTACTTCGGCGGCACCCAAACCGTGACCGATGGCACGCTGACAGTCGTGTTCAACGCGTCAGGCATCTTCACGATCACTGCGTGACCTGACATGACCCTCACCCGCCGCACTTTCCTACAGGCCAGCGCGGCCACCGTCGCCGCTGCCGCCCTTGCTCCACGCACCGTAGGAGCCGCCGTGCCTTCCATCGTCATCGAGTCTCAGGACTGGTGGGCGCCCATCCCCGGCCTTGCCGACAGGGTGACGCAGGGTCACCTGCACCTGGCCATCACGCTGCCCGCCGGGCCGGTGTCGGGCGTCATCGACGTGCCCATGCTCGTCACGAGCCACGACAACCTGGCGCACCTGAACCTGCTCAAGTTCCAGACCGACGACTGGGGTCAGACCGTCCACAAGATGGACTTTGACCTGGCCAACGACCAGCCCTTCGCCCACCTCATGCCCATCGACACGCGCAAGCTCAAGGACGGCTGGAGACTGTTCCGCTTCTACGCGCAGGCTCGCCATGGCAACGGCAACATCCAGGTGGCCCGCCCCATCCTGCCTGTCTATGTGAGCAACGGGAACACCGCTAAGAACGCCAGTGGCTCCGATAAGTACAAGCCCACGGCCTGGTACAAGGAAGCCAGCCCGTTCGAGGACTGGGGCTATCTCCAGGCCGCCCTGAACCGCGTTGACCTGCCCGTGTCCGGGGCCGTGCCGACCAATTGGGCGCCATATGTCCACTTCTCGGTCAACGGTGGCGTGGACGTGGACAGCCATGAGGTGCGCATCGACCCCAGGTTCCATGACGGCATCCCCGGCATCATCGTCAAGCAGGGCGGTGGGGTCTTCAAGGGCAGGGTGCCCATCCCGGTCAGCAGCCTAGCCGCCGGTGCCCATAGGCTCGTGCTCATCGCGCACCAGCGCCTGGGCGACCGGCATCACAGCTCGGTGGGCGTCTACCCCTTCACGGTGTAAGCCATGGCTGTCGCCTTCCGCGCAGCCGGGACGGTCGGCGCCGGTGTCGGTAATGTCACTTACGGGCTGCCGACCGGCCATGCGCTCAATGACATCCTCTTGCTCTACGTCGAGACATCGGCGCAGACGCCGCCCGCGACGTTCCCGCCCACAGGCTGGGTCGAGGTCGCCGACAGCCCGCAGGCCACGCCATCGGTCAACGCCGGTGCCGCTGCCGCCAACACGCAGATCCACGTCCTCTGGAAGCGTCACGACGGCTCCGAGACTGACCCCACCGTCGTCGATCCCGGCAATCACCAGGTCGGCGTCATCGTCGCCTACACCGGTTGTGTCACGACCGGTGACCCCTGGGATGTCACCGCGGGCGGCGCCAGCGCCACCAACGATACCGCTCTCACCGTGGGCGGCGACACGACGACCGTGGCCAACACGATGGTGGTCATCGGTGTCGGCCTCTCGCTCGGCGTCACCAATGAGGGTGACCAGTGCATCGGCAGTTGGGCCAATGCTGACCTGGGCTCCATCGCGGAGCGGGCCGACTATCTGACCCTCAGTGGCAACGACGGCGTCATCGCTGTCGTCGAGGGTACGAAGGCCGCTGCCGGCTTGTTCGGCATTGGCCCA